TTAATGCTGTGTAGTTACCAGCAGGTAAGGACTTAGTGCTACCATACTGAGCAGTAGAAGCTACAGTAAACCAAGTGCTACCAGCTAATGTTAAGTTAAACTCAGTTACATTATTGTAAGTAACCTTAGCGGCTTCGTATCCACTCATAGCTGTGACGCTTACTTGTCCTACAACTGTACTACCTGTCCATGCTACTGCATCATTAAGTGTTGGACTAGATGAAAAGCTATTAGGGTGTGTAAACTTTGCCTTATAATAATCTGCCTGGGCTACATCAATTCTAATTGAAGCTGGAACGCCACCATCTGCTGGTACTGTGGACAGCTTGTAAGGGAGGGGGTGTCCATAAACACCAGAGGTTTCTGTCCATACAGAACACTTGGGTTGTACTTGACCTGTAATGGGAGAATCAACTGCCATTGCAGGAGTTGCTGATAATAAAAATATTAATGGTACTATTTTTTTCATGTCATTTCCTAATCTTTATATTGTGATCTAACTATTTTTTTGTGGAGCTTATCCTGTTTTAAATTTCTTAACGCTTTACCGTTATCTTTTATGGTACTATCTACTAATTTAATTGTTTCTTCATACTTACCACCTTCTATAGTTGCACTATAATAACCATCTAATGTGCCAGCCGCAGCCATTTGCTGCATCATTGCTAGTTGTTGTGTTGGATTTGCTATTTGTTCTGCCGCTCCTGCAACAGACAATGCTCTTTCCATTTTTAATTCTTCTTGTTCTTCTTCTTCTTTCTTTTCTTTTGCGGCTTGCTCTTCTTCTTGTTCTTCTGTCTTACGATCTAGTTGATACTGAACCCATTCATCATAGTAAGGATCATCTATTGCTGGCTCATTATTAAGCAGATCATTGTCTAAAAGATACTGATACAAAGCATCTTTAAAGTTAGGGCAGCTAGGATCAGAGAGTGGAATATAACAAGGATCAAATTTATAATTGTACGCTACTATTACATCGCTAAGTGTTGCACCATTACTAGCTGTAATACTTCCTTTTCCCCACTTAGTGCCAAGAGAAGGATTAACAACATCAAATCCTATCTTAGTATTGCTTGGTAACTGATCCCAGTTATCGTGTCTTTCATATATATTACCAGTTCCGGTGCTGTTCTTATTTACAATAGAAACTGTAGAATCTGCACTGCTACTTTTATTTATTGTATACTTATGAAATATTCCTTGGACTTCTAATCCTGCTTCGGGTGGCAACACATCTGTCATATTCCAAGTGTGTTTATTCTTAGCTACATTGTTTGTTCTGCCATATGTGTAATCAGAATATAAACAAGAGGGCCAAGAAAAGACCAATAACAGCACCAGCACCTGTTGCGGTGTTCTTGGTATCATCATCCCATTCCTCCTTTGCTCCTGTCTTAGCATCAGGAACTAAGTGTGGGTTATTTTTCCATGCGTCTTTAGCTGGCTGACCTACAAGGCCATCAAATGGACATGGTGTTCCAGCATTCATCATGCTTTCAAACACACGCTTGTCCATGCAAAGTACGCTAACTGCTGCAACTTTCATTCCCATATCATAGAGAACTTTAGCGTTCTTTAATCTTTCGCAGTTCATATCTCTTGTTGTAGCACCTATTGAAATACCTAGTATCTGTGTTTGAACTGCACCTGACATACCTACTGTGCATAAGTCTGAGTTAGAATTATTTATTGTAGGTGACATTGCTGAGGGTGGAGGTGACTTAACTGTAGTTTCTGAACTTAAAGTAGAGTTAACAGAAGATGTTGTATTACTATTAGTCTCTATACAATTAGCATTAGTAGTGCTGTCACACCCTTCAGCGTAAGCCATAGGAACTAGCACCATTAAAAATAATAATGCTAAGAATGCCCAAGCTATATATGTAAAAGTTTTTATCATTAACTTGGTTTTGTCGGCCAGGTAACGCTTTGCGGTGCGCCTGATTGAGCTGTTATATCTAGTAAAGCCGTTCTGTAAGCCTTCCACTCATTTTGTTTAGAAGTTGATAACGCATCCCAGCGTAAAGGATTACTAACTATTGGGTCTACTTCTCCTTCTAATAGCCCATTTCTTATAGACCTCAGACTTATCATTGCATTTTTGTCAGTTTGACCAGTAAAGGCCGCTATGTCGCTACCTATTAAAGTTTTTAAACTTGCATTATTTATTGTTGTGTCTGTGTCATCGTCGTTTATTGTATAAGGTATCCAACCAAACTCAGGATGATTTATTTCTACGTCTATAAGTGAGTTGTCACTTCTAACGTATTTTGCATTTCTACACTCTGATATTGCTATTGCCATTTTTTATAATCCTTTATGATATTCTACACCAAAGCGATTTCTTACTTCCGTCACCGCCACTTGATGATGTAAACCCCATGTTTCTCCAAGTACCCGAAAAGTTAGTTCCACTGTAAGTCCAAACAGGGTTGCTGTAAGTTGCAGTGAAGTCGCCTGCACCAGCAGTACTACTTGCAAAGATATCGGCACCACTACACGTACTACCGTGGCCTACGGGGTAAGAACTGGAGTCGTGACGTATATAGGCTACGGCATAAGAACCAACGGTGCCAGCACTGGTTGAGGGTGTTCCAGATGGACCTGTTGGACCAGTAGAACCAGTTGGACCTGTAGGGCCAGTTCCTCCGCTAGGTCCAGTCGGACCTGTTGGACCTGTTGAGCCATTAGAACCATTACTTCCTGCTGGACCTGTTGGACCAGTTGGCCCAGTAGAACCTGTTGGTCCTGCTGAACCTGTTGGGCCTGCTGGCCCAGCTGGACCTGTTGGCCCAGTACCCCCATCACTTCCATCATCTCCTGCTGGACCTGTTGGACCCGCTGGACCAGTGCTACCTGCTGGACCTGTCGGTCCAGTTGGACCTGCTGGACCTGTTGGACCTGTTGGGCCAGATGTTCCTGCGTTAGCTACAGTAGCTTTTTTCCAAGCACTTGCAGAAGTATCATAGACAGGAACTAAATCATTTGAAGCTACAGAAGTAATAGTAGCATTTGCAGTTAAAGCCGTTGCAGTTACATCAGCATTTGTAGCAACAGTATCTAGTTTTGTACCGTCAGTTGCTATATCTCTACCGTCAACAGTGCCAATGTCGGTAGTAATATTTCTACTACCATCAATAACCTCTGTACCACCAACTTTAATCGCCATCTTCGTTACTCCTTACTTCTAACTATTAGCGTTAATTCCATCTCGGTCCTTCAAACCAAGCTACTAGAGAACGCCTTACACCACTCGTAATAGGCAAAACTCTATGACTTAAATAACTTGGAAATATTAATACTGTACCTTTTTGCTTTGAATTTGCTGGTGTTTCCACTTCTGAAAATTCAAAATCCCCACCTTCATAATCAGAAGGGTCAGACAGTTGCACTGTGATGCTTAGTTTTCTATCAAATGGTTTTGTTTCACCCCAGAATACATCAGTGTGCCAATCATAATGACCTTCTTCTGAGGCATGGTATTCTGTATATTGCAAGTCAGCATAGTTTTCGACACGCACATTAAAAGCATTTCTATTAGCTATTTTTATATACTCATACAAAGCTGTTCTTATCCAGGCTTCATTATTAACCCAAGAAACACGACTTGAGCGCGCATCATTTTGCGCGTTAAATGTAGTTGCCTTGTCGGGTTGATTTTTTATGCCAGCGTTAATAACAGCTTCAACTTGTTCTTTATTAAAACCATCTTCGCCACGCCACATCTGCCACCCATCTCTCATTTAATTACATACTCCCATTTGCATTTAAATCGCCAACGATTGTTAAGTTTCCAGAAGCGTCAAGCTTCATTTTATTTGTACCACTTGTGGCAAAATATAAAACCCCACTATTTTCAGTGATAGTCCAATTTCCTAAATCAACCGTAGTAGCATTTACAGTTGTTGCGGTTAAATTTCTAAACGAACTAGCATCCTTATTCGCGTCAACAACTACAGCCTTGCTTGCCGCTACCGTTCCAGCAGTAATGCCATCAATTGTTTCTAGTTCCGCTTCACTTATGTTTGCACTTCCAATAACAAATGACCCAGCAGTCACTGCGCCAGAGGCAGTTACACTTGTTATATTTGGATTAGCACCAGAACCAGCAAGTGAAGCCATATCTGCAATAACTGAACTAGTAGCTAAAAGATTTAAATCTTCTACAATAGCGGATGTTGCAAGTGTATTTATGTCTGAAATAATATCCGTTGTTGCCAAAGTATTCATATCAGAAATAACATCTGCATTAGCAAGCAACGCCATGTCAGCAATAATATCTGAGGTTGCCAACATTGCCATGTCTGTAATAACTGCCGATGCGCTTAGAGCCGCCATTGCAGTAACATTTGCGCTTGTTCCTAAATTACCCATTGCGGTAACATTTGCACTCGTTGCTAGTAAACCCATGTCCTCGATAACTGCACTCGTAGCAAGCAAGCCCATATCTTCAATGACCGCACTTGTTGCAAGTAATCCCATATCTTCAATTACCGCAGATGTGGCTAGTAAACCCATATCTTCAATGACTGCCGACGTTGCCAATAAACCCATGTCTTCTATAACTGCGCTTGTTGCTAAGAGAGACATATCTTCTACAACTGCCGCAGTACCTAACAATGATAAATCTTCAACAATTGCTGACGTTCCAAGTATTGCCATATCAGCAACCGCCGCAGTTGTTCCTAAAACTCCAAGAGCAGTAACAGATTCACTTGTTCCGAGTCTTCCTATCTCTGTAGCTTTTCCAGCAACCGCTCCAATGTCAGTAGCATCTGCCGCAACCGCAGTAACATTACTTGCAATACCTGCAACAGTCGTTACATTACTAGCGACTCCTGCAACCGTTGTTACATTACTAGCTATACCAGCAACAGTTGTAACATTAGCCGCTATACCTGCTGTTGTGTTTATATTAGCTGTAATTGCAGAGAGAGAGTTAACATTAGCTATAGTAGGGCCAACTTCTGCTGCACCAGTGCTTGCATTAAAACCTAGAACAGTTCCTTTTCTTACTGCAACAAGAGGTAATTCCATACTTACTGCTGTATCAGAATCCGCTAAGTGTAATGCTCGATCAATTGTATCGTCATTGTCAGCTTGAATAGCAACAAATCTATCTAGTTCAGTATTAAGGGTATCTATAGCAAACGAACCTGATACTGGAAAGTCTGTTGTTCTTGATAAAGCAATGCTTCTTGTAATAACAACGGTGCTTCCACCACTTGCACCAGTTACAGTATTACCAGATGTAGTATTTATAGTGCCAGTAGAGCCATTACCACCTGATATTGTGTAGTGTGTTGTTAAAGTTTTCTTAGTACCATCTACATAGAAGTTAAGATCAGCTTCGGCAAAGAACTCAAATGGCACAGTAAATGCTGTTTGAGTTGCATCCTCATTAACCGTATATGATATACGCGGTGTATTGTCTGATAAACTAATAGTCATATTTAACCTCTTTTTTCTGCCTTATATCGCAAGCTTTTTCTGTGCAACGCACAATTACCTTAAAACTTTTCCTATTGTTTGAGTAAATTTATTAAACATAAATAGATTTAAAAATGGAGCTCGACCTAAAAATTGCGCGCCAGCTTCCCCATAATGACCATTGTAAATTAACCTTACTATTTCTGCTTGTTCTTCTATTAAAGAAGGAACAGCACCAAACAGTCCAGCAACAGCAGATACCTTACCAAAAGCTGGATCTGTTGTGTTAAATTTAGGATTAATTTCCCCTAAAGGAGTTTCATAAGTTGGATTAAAACCCATTTCGCCAGCAAAATGTAATCCTTGATAAAGAGCATCACTATAAATAGATAGCATACCAGAATAATCTAAAGACCTAGCAACAACATCTGCCCACGAAGCTTGTTCCTCTCTCCAATTTGGGGTTCTTAATTGATATTGTAAGTTTCCTGCACCAAAAGCTAATGCAGCTAAAAAAACAAAATCACCCTGTTTGTTAGAAATCATGCCTTGAGCAACAGCACCAGTTATTTTAGTAGTTGCAGCTAAAAGATAAGAATAAAATTGTAATGGTTTACTCCATACTGCACTTTCTACCCTTGCATAACCTGTAAATTTTGGATCTTCTTTTAATCCTGGAATAAATTTAGCTAAACTCATTCTTACATACAAAACATTATCCATTATAATTGGCCTATCAGCAGGAGTAGCCATTATAATAGCATTTAAAATTCCATTACTCATATGCGCTTGAAATCTTGTTATAATTTCGTCGTTAACTTTGCCTTGCCATTTATCTATGTTCGCTAAATACAATCCGCTCCCATCTTTTTTTGTATTTTGAGTAGGTGCGGCAGCTATAATTTTTGCTGCGTTCTCATCAATGCCACCTCTTAATAAAAATAGTTGTTCAAATTCAGAAGCTTGGCCTTTTGACCATTTTTTAGAATAATCAATTATAGAATGAGCTCTAGTTAAAGCTTCCCAATTTTTAAGAAAATGAGTTGCGTGTGTTAATCCATTTAAAACATAAAAAGAATTTACAATGTTCTCCCAACCACTTCTAACTGGACTGGCAAAATTAGAGTTACCATCAAATCTATGGTGCGCTCCAAAAAAAGCTAACTCCATAGCTTCGCCTGTCCATTTAGGCATGTTTTGTTTTATTGCACTTATTTCAGGGTTCATTAAATTTAAATTTGCTAGCAAAGCTTTACTAGTACTTCTCCAACCATGATTCATTGCAATAATTGCTGGCTCACTTATAGTTCCTAACGCTGCATTAGGCAAATACCATAAACCAGCTATATCTGTTGCTACTTTAAAAGCTTTTGTATCCCATCTAGCAGGATTTCTGTTATTTTGACGTAACAAAACATCGTAACTGTGTCTA